TGCGACGATGTCCCGTCAAATCGTTGATCGTCAGCCCAATGGTGACTGTATCATAAGACATCGTGAGTTTATCCAAGATCTGACTGGATCTGTAGCCTTCGCGGTTACCACAGTCCCGATAAACCCCGGATTACCAGGTTTCTTTCCCTGGCTGTCAACCATAGCTCGCTCATATGAGAGCTATCGCTTCGAGAAACTCGAGTTCCTCTACGAGACCGAAGCCTCAACTACATCTACTGGCTCAGTGATACTCGCTATCGATTATGATAGTGAAGATGCAGTTCCTACCACTAAGACACAAGTCATGTCTTATAGGGGTGCAGTGAGAAGTGCGCCTTGGAGTGAATCCAGGCATGTCTCTATTCGAGAAGATCTGAATAAGAGAACCTCTTACTTTGTAAGAAGTGGGGCACTTTTGAGTAACCAGAGTCTAAATCTTTACGACACTGGCGCTTTGTATGCTTGCAAGAAAGGTCAAGCAGATACAAGTGTTATAGGCGAGCTTTATGTCGACTATATTATTAAACTCATGACACCTCAGATAGGTTTAGTTGGAGTTGGTGAGGCTATTTACGGTTCCTTCACAGGTTCGGTAAATAGTGCTCCCTTCGCAACAGTAACGGGCAACTTTCCAGCAACAGTTGTCTCTTCAGGTACTACGACATCGGTCAATACTTGGACCTTCACACAACCGTGGGAAGGGTATATAAATCTATCACTAACTGGTACTGGTTTGACAGGTTCAGCTCCATCCGGAACTGCAACCTCCGCTGAAATAAGCGAAGTGATAAATGCAGGTGCTACGGCATCTGTTGGGGTCTATAGTGTTGTGGCAGGCGCTTCAAATACGTTTGTGCTCACAATTAGCAACACTACAATCTCAGCAAGTTTAGCCCTTATGGGTCAAGCTGATACTTAAGATTACAGACCATCGAATCAAACAGCAAATTCCTAGAATTTAAATTGTTGACTGACGCGCTATCGAAATGATACAAATAGCGTAAATATCGGATCCTAACACGGAAGAACTTGTGTTACCGACGCGTCACGGGAGACTCTATAGTCTCTTACCACTGACGGGAGAGTTAGTTCTCTCTCCTTGAGGTAAGGTTTCCTCATAGCGATACCAATCTAAGGTACTCTATCCTAATAAGCGGGTGCTTATTCTTCCTAAACTACTGTAGTTTGAAGGGTAATCATCCTGGTAAAGGACGCTGCTCATTTCCACTGGAATGTCTTCATTATAGCTCGTTAAGAGTATAGCAAGTATTTCACTAAGAAAGGAGGAAATTAAGATCAAATCACATTATCAATGGTGTGTGAATGAAATCTTCTACGGATTAATTTGCTCTCAAGCTTTAATCCTTATAGGCATCTAAGATATTCTATCCACGCACTCTTTCGAGAGGTAAGACGGTTGGTGGCATTCTTA